TCGTCGCCGCGGTTGCCTGTGTCAGATCCGCGTAGAGATCTCCCGGGGTTGTTCCCGTGAGGGCCGTCCATACGCCTATCGCGCCTGCGGTGTTGATCTGCCTTGTGTCCGTTGCTGCTCCCGGTCCTTCATTGATTCGCACCGACTGTCCGGTGACGATCCCTGTTGCGTAGACCGGTGCATTTGTTCCCAGCGGTATGCTGACCGCTGAGCCCTTCTGAGGCCACGGGAGCGACTTGGTGAAGTAGTCCGGTCGCTTGTTGGCCCTGAGGCATTGCTGCTCCCACGGCGTCCCTCCTTGCGTGATGAGGGCGCTCGTGTGGGTTGTCCACGTTGGGCTCCATTCCCACTCTGCTTGCAGGTTTTCGTCCCTAAACCACTCGTTGTAGATTTTGAAGTACGCCCAGATGGGCAGTACGTTGAGCGGTAACCCCGCTCCTGTGTAGAGCTGCGGCAGCAGCCCGAAGTGATCGAAAACCCCTCCCAACTTCAGCGTATAGCTCGGCCCCGCCGACTCATACGCATACACGGTTGGTATCACCAATGCCGTGTCGTTTCCGGTTATGAAATCCTCCCACTTGGTGGGATCCCCGGTGCCCTTCCACGTCGTCCTGTTGGCGACGAAAAAATAGAATGTCTCGAGGTCGATGTCATCGACCGCTGGCGCGATGGGTGTTGCCAGTCGCGCCATGATTGATTCGCTGTGGCTCCACGTATCTCCCGGTAATACCTCCTCGCACATAATTGGAACGAGTTCTGAGGCGTTGAACGCCTGCTTCCTAGTTTGCTTCATTCGAAACTTGGATCGCGGAACATCCGTCTTTGGAATTATGGCGAAGCTGTGCTGTGTTGCTGTCTTGTTTCTATTCACTTTCTCACTCCTTATTTGTTTCTCTCTTCTCTTCTCTTCTTCCGGTTATCCACATGTTGTCCCCTTCTAGGGGGCAACTTGTGGGTAACCAATCCTTACGCATTTGCCCGGCGCCCTTGGGCAGCCGGTCAAATGCTCTTAGTCTTCCTCTCCGCGCGTGCGTGCGCGCTTCGCGCGCGCGCGTGCGTCTGCTCTTTGCTTTGACTCTTTGCTTTCTTCACTCTCTCCTCTTTGATTTTCTGATGACTCTCCTCATCCCAATGTAAAAGCCAGCGGTCGTAGGCTTTTGGTGGTTTTTGCTCCGTTCCGTTGATCACGACACGGTCGTGATCTCTCACCTGATCCCCCCACGTGAGCCACCACTCGTAGCCAAGGTTCCTGCTCATGAATGCTCTTGGCTGTACTAGGGGGATGCATTCCCCCGTTTCCTCGTCCACCCGGACGTATCTCTGCTTCGCTCGCAATTTCTTCTGCACGTATGACGCTGTGTAGCGCGCTGTCTCGAATGTCAGCGCGCCTACCTTCACCTCCCCTAATCCCCAGCATTTCTCCAACTCGAGGTTGATCCACAACCGGTTGGGCTCGTCCTTGAATAGGATGCTGTTCTCTGTGAAGTCGTGCCCGAATATGCACGCGTGGTAATGCGGTCTACGTGTCCGATCCCCGTACTCGCCGACGGCGTAGTACCTCATGGGTCCGAATTGCTTTCTTGCGCGCTTCCAAAACGTCACCAGATGCCTGTAGTCCAAGCTGCCGTACTGCGGCAAGTTCTTGTCTGCGTAGGTTGCGGTTATAAAACTGTTTTGAGCGTGACATTCTGCCTCGTGGGTTATCCGTATGGCTTGTTGTCTGCATTGCTCTTCTCGGCAGAGTATGCATGTGCCGCAGGGCACCTGTAGTCCGTTGTATGGCGTTTGCCAGTACTCCTTCTGCGTGCGCTTAAAAAAAACAAGGCGACCGTTGGTCGCCTTGTACCCTCTGATGGGTTTCTCGCACGCCATTGCTTAAAGGCGAATGCCCCCTCGTGCGATGCCCCGTGGGCTGTTGATCGACTTCATTCGCCGTCTCGCTTTGTTGAATTTGCGAGCGTGTTTCTTGCCGCTGATGTTCCTGCGCATAGATCCTCCTTCATAAAAAAGTGGGGCTGTCAACAGCCCCACTATAGCTGCGTTAGGCAGCCTTGGACCATCTTTGCTTGATTAAGATGGTCCTGATGACACCACTTGCCTTAGGCAGTGGTTGTCTGTGCAGCTTCAAGTGCCTCTTGTAGCTGCCTTATATGCCTCCGCTCCGCCCCGATGCGTTGCCGGTGCCTGAGCCGGTACAACGCCATTTGCGGTTCCTGCTGCGTCTCTAGCGCCCAGAGTCGGACTTGTGCTGCCTTCAGCAGCCCCCTCAGTCTCACGGCCTCCGCCGACTCCTCCGGCGGTTGTGGGCCGAATACTTCCTCGAACGAGACTGGAGCAGTCGGCGAGGTAGTTCCTTTCCGCGACGAGGTGTCCGTCTTCCGTGATGTTCCCGAGCGCCCAGACTTCGAACTGGTGCGGTGCTTGCGCGATGTCACTGGTTACCTCTCCGTTGTTGACCAGGCGGGCCACGCTCGCCAGTACGTTTTTGTCATCCGGTCCGACGAATGGCTGCATGAAATAGTCGATGAGTCGATCCCGGATTGCGTAGATCTTCATGTCTTAGGTTCCTCTTTGGCCGGGATGGCCGGCGCCAGTATGGCGCTTATTTGTTCGTTTGACATGGCTATCAGTTGCTCTACGGGTATGTTCTTCAGTTTCTCTGGTAGTTGTGCTTGCAGTCCCTCTAGGCTGCGTCCCATCTCGATGAATCCCCGGGTGTCCTCCGGGAGCTCACTGAAGTCTCCGTAGATGGGTTGCTTCGCTGGGTTGGGCACCTGCCCCGTTCTCAGGAACTGCGTAACGATCACGTTAATGTCCGTGTGATCCGCCAGCGATTGGTCGGTCATGGTCGGCGTGTCGTCGTAGTAGATCGCGTCCTGCTTGTTCGCCTTGTATTTGCTCATGGTTGGGTCCTTCATGCTTATCTCCCGAAGATGTATTTAAGCCATTGGCCAATGCTCATGGCTGCTTTGGCGGCGGGGCTTGCGGCCCCGACCGACTCGAACCATTTCGCTATTGCCTCTTTCTCTGGTATGTCCAGCCGCAAGAGGATCTTCCTTGCGTCCGCCATATCCACTTCCTGCGTGAGGATCTCGCTTCTGCTTCGCGCACTGGCGACTTCATACGGTGCTGTTTCCTCCAGCACCTTTCGCTCGATCTCCCGGATTCGGGAGTTCGTCACCGCGAGGTCCCGGGCCGCTTTTGCGGTGTCGACGCCTGTTTGCACCATGTCGTTCTCTGCCGTGCGCTCCTGCTTCAGCTTGTCTGTCGCGAACTCCTCCTGTAGTCGTCGCTGGTAGAGGATGTCGTTTTCCGTCCTCATGCGTTCGAGCATGAGTTTGGTTTGGTAAGCGCTGCTTACCTGCTCGCCTGCCTTGGCGATTGATCTTGCTCCTGCGTCTTCGACATCCACTGTTGCCGCGCTGACGTTGGGCGTTGAGGCCCCTCCTTGACTGTAGGCCAGCATGGGATTGAGCCCTGCTGCTTTGAGATCCGCCACGCTCCTCTGGTAGGCGGTGTTACTCATTTCAGCTTCCCATTCCCGCTGCTCGCGTTGCAGTTGGATGTTTGCTTTGTTGGTCTTCTCCTGTTGTTTCTTCGCGGAATGCCCGCCGATCAGGCTCGTTACGCCGGATATGATCGGTCCCGCTATGGACTTGAAAAACTTCTTGATGCCCATGGGCTACAGCTTGTTCAGGCCCGGCACGCTGTACGCCGGCATGAGCCGCGCCACTTGGCTGTCGTGCAGAATGTCCATGATGATCTGCGCGCTCCATTGCTCAGTAGGGGCTGTAGCAAGTGATCTCGCTAATGTCTCCTGTGTCTTGTCGGTAATAAACGAGGCGTTCAGCGCCGGTTCGCTGCCGAACTCTTCCGCGTAGTGCCACCAGTCGAGCGGCTGCGGTGCAGTGCTTCTCATCACGCCGGTGATTTCGTTCGGCGTGTAGCGGTACTCCGCGTTTCTTTCCTGATAGCCCCATGTTGCCACCGCCGGTACGTTGTTTGCTGGTTGGTAGATCTCTTGCGTCTTTACCGCTTGCTCCCCGAGGTTTGCGAGGGTTGGCCACGCGAAGTCGAGTCGCGTTTGCCTGTTCCAGTGCCGTCTGGTTCCCTGCTGGTAGGTTGGTGTTGCTCGCAGGCATGCGAGCCCGATGATGTACCCATGCTCTGTTGCGGCGTAGGTAAACGTCCGCTTGTGTCCGCTGGCGTGCATTTCTGCGCCCAGGTTGCCGATTGCGCTTGCATCCAGTCCGGGTTCGGCGTCGTAAGCAGCGGTTTGGGCAACCGGGTTGACTGTGATAGGTATCTTTGAGCCTCCCAGGTATTCCGCCCTTTGGAGTCTGTAATCAGGCGATCGAACACCAAAGTGTACGAGTAGACTTTCGATGTACCTTGTTCCGCCACGGGCGTCCTTCTCCAATAGTTGTTGTGTTGCTATGGCCAGTCGCAGGCTGTTGATCGTCGCCGCGGTTGCCTGTGTCAGATCCGCGTAGAGATCTCCCGGGGTTGTTCC